TGGACTTCCAACAACACGTGAATGGATGGATGAGGGATACTCAAAGATTCGTCATTATGACCATAAGTACTCAGAGTGGCTCTGCGTTCGTGAATCAGTTCGTGTAACAACAGTTAAGCCATCAGGATCTGTTTCGCTTCTTTCTGGTGCAACACCTGGAGTTCACTGGGGACCTGGTGGAGAATATTACATGAGAGCTATTCGTTTTGGAGATCAAGATCCAATGCTTCATTTGTTTAAAGCAGCGGGATATAAGATTGAAGCAGACTTAGTGTCAGCAAATACATCAGTAGTATACTTCCCAGTTGCATCAGGACATAAGCGTTCTGAGAAGCAGGTAAGCCTATTTGAGAAGATTGGTCTTGCAGCAACTGCACAGAAGTACTGGTCAGATAATGGAGTTTCTGTAACGCTATCATTTGATAAGGAAACAGAAAAGAAGTTTGTTGCTCCAGCGCTGAATATGTATGAAGGTCAGCTAAAGGCAGTATCATTCCTCCCAATGGGAGATAAGATATACCCTCAGCAACCTTACTCAGAAATTACTAAAGAAGAGTATGAGCAATATATCGGAAAGATTGCAAAGATCAACTGGAATGCAATCTATGACGGTGTAGATAATCTTGAGGCAGAAGGCGAAGCCTACTGTACCACAGATGCATGTATTATAAAGTAGCCTTACTGTGGTAAAATAGGGTAGGAGATATAATGACTGCCCAATCTAACTTGTACGTTGAAAAAGTTCTTTCAGAGCACCCACTCGCAATATGGCTGCTTGGGGAAAAGTTAGACTATATCTCCTACCTTACCGAGTCACAACGGTATATTGAGACTGGCTCTCAGTGGGCTATTACAAATTGCACAGCATCTTCAATATCTTCAAATAGTTTTACTCCTTTTATAGATAGCCATGTTTCTAAGATATCTGGATCAGTTCCATCAACAGTTCCAATAACTCTAGAGCTAAAGAGTGTTTTTACTATTGATTCTGCAACATTTGATACTGATTTAGCTACATTTTCTTTGGGATTTTATACTTATATAGATAGTATATATGTATCAAACATAAGTTTTGGATATACCTATTATGATGACGTAGCGCTAATTAATAAAGAAATATTAGTAGATAAAGAAATTACTTCAGGTGATTTTGGTAAATGGATATTTTGCAGTTCAACATACGAAATACCAATAGAAAGTGCAACAAATGTAAAGCTTTTAATAAAATCAACCATTAATCCAGGTGGTGGTGTATCAGATTACGATATACATATAAATGGTTTGTCTTTAGGTCAGTGGTCGGAAGAGTTTCATAAGGCATCTTTAGGAGTTTCAGTATCTCCAATACCAACAGACATATCTATTCCAAATACATTTAAATGTATAGAGGCAAAACCATACGGATTGTCTGGTGAAAGCGCATACTACATGGCAACAGATTCAAATCTATATGCTAAAAATTTTGGAATACCCCTTGTTTATGGATCTTCAAATGTAACAAAAATTTATATAAATGACTACTTTAATGACTACTATCCAAGTCCATCTATTATATTTCCAGGTAACGGATTTTTAAATGAACGTGGAAAATATAATGAATACACGATAGAGATGTGGGCTAGCATAAATACAGAGTCTACATTTCCAGTAAGAGTATTTGGCCCAATAAATAGTGAAGATGGACTTTATGTTGAAAAAGGTTTTATAACCTTAAAAGTAGGAAACAAGTTTGGCTCACATTTTGTTGGAGAATGGGTCAGGCCAATGTTGATTCATGTTAGGTATTCAGATGAAACAGCATCTTTATATTTAAATGGAGAAGAAGTTATAAAATTTACAGTTGATGAAAGTGATATTTCTTTTCCATCTGAACTTGATGAAACAGGTCTTAATCAGAACTGGTTAGCATTTTATTCACATCCAAATGTTAGCGCTATTAGCTTAGACTCTTTTGCAATTTATTCATATGCTATTCCAGTTGAAGTTGCTAAACGTAGATGGGTTTGGGGTCAAGGTGTAACACCTCCAGAAATTACGAACTCATCCCTTAATGCTGTAACCGCATTTAATGATTATGCATATAGCGATTATGCAGTTAATTACAACTATCCAGACTACGCTGACTGGAAGCAGGCATTTTTCTCAAATATGAATACATCCTTAAAACACTTATCTTTGCCAGACTATAAACTACCAAAATTTGTTTTAGGTAATTTTTCTACTGATCAGTTTTATCAAGCAATGTATCTAGTTCAAGAAGAAGGAAATAATTTATTTACATTTAGGCCAACACCCGAGTGGGACGATCAAACTTGTTATTTTGAGTTTGACTCTCTGGATATTTTAAATGAAAAGGTAGTTTCTCTATTTGGAGTATTTAAAAGCTCATCGACAACATCTCAAGAAACCATATTTAAAATAACAAATAAATATTCTAATGATTATTTTATGGCATACTTAGATGGACTTGACTTAGTTTATAAGATAAGTATTTCTGGGAATACAAGAACTTATACTTATGAAATTACAGAAGATGAAAAATTTGCTGTAGGTTTTAATATTGAATTATTTTCACAGATTGATTTTGATGGGGTAGATAGATTCTTTTCAAATCCATCATCATTATTACTAAGAGTAGGTGGAGATGGGTCATCAACTTTTTCTGGAATTATATATAATTTTGGTTTTAATGCAGGATATAACGATAGAGCTTTAAAAACAATAGATGCATATAATGCTTCTGGTATTCTTAATACAGGAGGAGACATTCCAGGAACTCTCTTGTCTGAGCTATCTAACTATAGATACTTTACTGGAAACTATACTTTAGTTCCAGTCATGAAGTATTATTTATTTTTTGCAGATATTGCAGCTTCTGGATACTGGCAAGACTATATGCCACTTTCATATTTTGCAAAATATGCAAATGATTCTGAAGGAAATGAAGTTTATAGTCTAGACAGTTTACAGATTAACCTTGATTTTCCTAGCCCAATAAAAACAGTAGAGGAATATATTACTCCATCATTAACTTATTATGCTCTACAAGATCAAATGCTTAATCCAACTCCAAGAGACTATGAATATTTATCTAACAATATTTATACTGGTTGGGATACTTATGCCGATCTTGGAAATACATTTAAGCTTTATTACTATGACACAACTACAGACTTGGTTAGAACATACATATCTTTCCAGTATTTATCAGATGGAGCAAATAAAACTTTGGTTGATTTTGACTATTTGTTCCGACCAGAATCTCAGGGAGTAGTTAGGTCAGACTTTTTTGTAAATCTATTTCAGCCACTCAATATAGATGTTCAAGATATTGCCCATGAAATTGTTGATGGCACAATGGTTGAAATACCTACAGTTAAAACAAATGGCAAGTCGGTTGACTTTAACGATTTAGCAATTGTGTATCATGTTGAATTTAAATCTCAAGGTATATTGCATCAACCATTTAAGTTTAGAGCACTCCAGACAGCCTCTCAAGTATTTAATAAGGATCAATTTACTGAAATTGGAACAAAATTTGGACAGTCTATTTATCCATACACTAAGCGTGGGATTTATTATGACTTTGAATCATCTAACCCTATTGCTACCTATAAGGGAAGCACTCCACACCTATATTTGAGTAGACATACTGGCTGGAGACTTAGAGGCTTTTTTGAGGATTCCTATGACCGTGGACTTGCAATTTTAATTAATGAATCTAGAGCAGAAGATGTCAGTATTAGTGGTCTTCAAATGTGGATTAGATATTCAGAATACGGACTTCCAGAGTCTCCTATTCCTATCTTTTCAGTAGAGCATGGCGATGGTAAATATGTATTTTATCTTGTTGAGGATGAAAGTCAGCAAAGAGGAAAAATAATTGGCAAAGATTTTGCAACAGGTCTTGAGCTTACAGATGTGTCCTACTATATTAATGGCCAGCCTGTAGATTCTCCATATATTATATATGAAGACTGGGCCGTAGTTAACATAGAATTTAATAATCTCTTAAAATTTAATGGAAGCAGTGGTCAAATTAATTTAAATGGACCTATGACATACAACAATATATCCTATTTCACTGTTGGAAGTCTGCAGCAGGATCAAAGTTATACCTATAAGCTTTGGGCATCAACTCTAGATCTGGGAACTTGGGGAGACGTAAATGATGACATTTGGGAAAATATCTCTTATGACAAAGTACAAACTAGTCTAGTAAATAGTCCATCAGAGGCTTATTATAGATATGTTGGATCTGATCGCATAATTATTGATGATGATGTTGACGGAATATTGGTTGATCCAAACAGCCTACGCATATTTAATGGTGTCAGCTGGACAACATCAACGATAACGCCAGTATAATCTGGTATACTTATGGATATGAATCCGTTAATTAATAGAAAAACTGGTAAGCCTATTGTAGGCAATGTCCGTAAAAAGGTTATTGAGAAGAACTATGACTGGGGACTTTATGTATATAAAAAGTCAAATGGTCGTTGGTTCACAGACGGAGAGGGCAGTGTGCTCAATATCCCATCAATGCGTGGAGATATTTCAAAGATTTCAGAGCTCAAAACTGCAGCGGTACACTATGGAGATCCAGGAGACGGAGAAGCAGTTTTCGTTCCAGGGCTAACAAGAATTACAGAAGAAGAGCATTCAGAACAGCTTGATCGCATGAAGTCTGGCCTTATCCCATCTATGAATGACTTAGGTGCTTGGCATGCTGCACAGAATACCTTAGATACTTATGGAAAAGGTGCATTCGATGAGTGAGCAATTTGACAACATTCAGGCCAGACTTGGAACAGAAATAGTTGATACTGATCTGTTTAGAGACAAAGACCCTTTTATTAAAAACTGGGAAGGTCTAAAAGATCTTTCTGGAATTGAAACAAACTTTCGTCGTAGAACATCAAGAATTGTTTCCAAGGCCTTAGTTCCAACAGATGCATATTTAGACTCTGCAAATGCTACACCATCAGGACAAGATGCTGCATCTAAGGCCATTAATCCAGGAACTGTATATCAAAATGGATATGGATTATTTGATGTAATTACACCACCATATAACCTTTATGAGCTTGCTAACTTTTATGACACTTCATTTGCAAACCATGCAGCCATTGATGCCAAGGTAGAAAATGTTGTTGGTCTTGGATACCGCTTTGATGTTACAGATAGAACTATGCTTAGTCTAGAATCAAACGATAATCCAGATGCAGTAAAGAAGGCTCGCAAGAGAATTGAAAGAATGAAGATTGAACTCCGTGACTGGCTAGAATCTTTGAATGATGATGATTCATTCCAAAGAACTATGGAAAAGCTTTACACAGATATTCAGGCTACAGGAAACGGATACTTAGAAATTGGTAGAACTGTTACTGGAGAAATTGGTTATGTTGGACATATTCCAGCTACAACAATTCGTGTCAGAAGACTGCGTGATGGCTTCATTCAGATAGTTGGAAATAAGTTGGTTTATTTCAGAAATTTTGGGGCAAAGAATCCAAACCCAGTTACTGAAGATCAACGTCCAAATGAGATTATTCACTATAAGGAATACTCCCCACTAAATACATATTATGGAATTCCCGATATTGTTGCAGCTATGCCTTCACTTATTGGAGATCAGCTTGCTTCACAATATAATATTGACTACTTCCAAAATAAGGCTGTACCAAGATATGTTATCACTCTTAAGGGTGGAAAGATGTCGGCAGATGCAGAAGATAAAATGTTTAGATTCTTGCAGACTGGCCTTAAGGGTCAATCACATAGAACTCTTTACTTACCACTTCCCCCAGATAGAGAAGATAGCAAGGTTGAATTTAAGATGCAGGCAATTGAAAACGGTATTCAGGAAGGCTCCTTCAGAGAGTACCGCAAACAAAACCGTGATGATATTCTTATTGCTCATCAGGTTCCAATTTCAAAGCTTGGTGGATCAGAGTCAAGTGCTATCGCTTCTGCTCTTTCGGCTGACAGAACATTTAAAGAGCAGGTTGCTCGTCCAGCACAGGGGCATCTAGAGAAGGTAATCAATAAGATTGTTCGTGAGAAGACAGATATCCTACTTCTTAAGTTTAATGAACTTACGTTAACAGATGAGGTAACTCAGTCTCAGATTCTTGAAAGATATGTCAAGACACAGATCATGCTTCCAAATGAGGCTAGAGAAATGCTTGATCTTCCACAAGTTGAGCATGGAGATACTCCTTTGGAACTAACTGCACGAGCAGCAGCAGATACAAGAGCAGACATGGCTGGCAACAGACAAAGAGATACAGAGAGATCAAATAATCAATCTGATGGAACTGCAACGGTATCTGGTCGTAATGCAAAAGGCGAAGGCCGTTCTTCTCAATAATTGAGAAAACGCTCAAAAGGTTTGGTATAATTGGATTGGTATGAATATCAATAAAGCCCATTGGGAAACAGAAGGTCAGAACGTCCGTTTATCTATGCCAATTGGCAAGGTCGATGTAGAACGTAGAACTGTTTCTGGCTTTGCCACACTAGATAACGTTGATAAGCAAGGCGACATTGTTTCTACAGAAGCAAGCCTTGAAGCTTTCAAGAACTTCCGTGGAAATCTTAGAGAAATGCATATGCCTTCAGCTGTTGGCAAGATTGTTTCATTTAAAGAAGATCGCTATTTTGATCCAAATACAAAAAAGTTTTATAGTGGAGTTTATGTCTCTGCTTATGTTTCAAAGGGTGCACAAGATGCATGGGAAAAAGTTTTAGACGGTACTTATGCTGGCTTCTCAATCGGTGGGAATATCAAGAAGTATGATGATGTTATCAGTGAAGACAGTGAAAAGACAATTAGACTTATTAAAGAATATGACCTGTATGAGCTATCTTTGGTAGATAATCCAGCAAATCAGTTTGCTAATATCATTTCAATTGAAAAGGTTAATGGCCACGATGAAATTGGCGGGTATCTATCAAAGGCTGAGATCGATAATGTTTATTGGTGTAATACTGATGACATTGTTCAGATTTCAGATAGCGCTTCTGCAGAATGTCCTTCATGTTCAAAGGCAATGATTAATACAGGGTTTGTTGAAAGAAATGACAATAACAATGCAGAAACAATAAAATTCTTAGTTGACAGTGCTAAAGGCATTAACACAATTAAGATGGAAAAGGAGGAAAGTCCTATGACAGATAATACAGAAGTCGTTGCAGATGCTCCAGTAGTAGAAGCAACACCAGAAGTAGAAAATGTAGAGGTCGCTCCAGAGGCACAACCAGAAGCAGTAGCAGAAGTAACAGAAACCCCAGTAACTGAGGAAGAAGTACCTGCACCAGCAGAAGAAAGTGCTGAATCCACTTCATTAGAAGAGGAAGCAAAGCAAGAAGAGACTGAAGTCGCAAAATCAGAAACAGCAATCGTCGATGCTGTTGCAGACATCAAGAATACTCTTGCAAATGCCTTTGGCGATCTAGCAGCTACAATCAAGTCAATTGATGCAGCTGTTGTTGAGTTAAGCAAGTCTCTTTCCTCTGTAACAAACGATGTAGCAGCAGTAACTGAACAAGTTACAACTGTTGCAAAGGACGTTGCAGGAGTTCAGGGCAGCTTTAACGAATTTGGTAAGCGAGTTGATAAGGTTGAGGCAGAAACCGCTTTCCGCAAGTCTGGCGATCTAGGCGAGATCGTACAGGAGCCAGTAATGGTTCAAAAATCCCTATGGGGCGGCAGTTTCCTCGCACAAGCCGACCTATATAAGTAACAAAATCACTAGGAGGTGAAAAATATGTCAGAAAATACAGATATCGTAAAGAACTTTCCAACCATGAATGGTTATCCTAATGGAGAAGGTTCTATTGCATCAGGTGCAATCGGAGGAGCTACAGTAGTAGGTCCAGATGGTACTCTAACACCAGCAGCTAGTCTTGGAAATATTCCAGCTGCAAATTTTGGAGTAACAACAGGGGCTAACGCAGTTAATCCTACAGGAACACCAGGTGGTATTCTTGCTCCAGAGCAAGCTCGTCGCTTCATCGACTATGTGTGGGACGCAACTGTTCTCGCCAAAGATGGTCGTAGAGTAACAATGAGAGCAAACACCATGGAACTTGAAAAAGTTAACGTTGGTGAGCGTGTAATTCGTGCAGCAGCTCAGGCTGATGCGACATTTACAAACGCAGGTGCTACATTCACAAAGGTTGAACTTACAACAAAGAAGATTCGTCTCGATTGGGAAGTTTCAACAGAGTCTCTTGAAGACAATATTGAAGGAGGAGCACTTGAAGACCATCTCGTTCGTCTTATGACAAACGCATTCGGTAACGATCTCGAAGATCTCGCTATCAATGGTGATGGAATCACAGGCAACTTCCTTTCAATCATGGAAGGTTTCGTAAGCAAGACTACAACAGGAACAGACGCACATGAGGCTGTCGTTACTGTTACAGACAATGCTTGGACACCAGAGGTAATGCAGGCAATTATTCTTGCAATGCCACGTAAGTACCGTGCAATTAAGAACAACCTAAAGTTCTATGCTGGTACAGATGCATTCCAGGGAATCGTTAAGAATAACGGTACTCTTGCAGATGCAGTTGCTGAAGCTTTCTCTGGACAACTTCCAGGAAGCACACAGATGAACCGTCAGAACTATCTCGATGGTCAAGGACAGACATTTGGTGGAGCACGTACAACACGTGTCCTCGGAGTAGATGTTCAGGAAGTTCCATACTACCCTGCAGGATATGTCGACTTGACATTCCCACAGAACCGTGTATGGGGATTCCAGCGTGACATCACTGTCAACCGTCAGTATCACCCAAAGAAGGATACAATCGAATACACAGTATTCGTTCGTTTCGGAGTTCAATGGGAAGAGCTTGACGCAGTTGCTTACGCAGATGCAAACGCACTTGATTCATAATTGAATCTATAACTTTGGGGAGTGGGATAAAACCTGCTCCCCTTTGTTATATCTGCTATAATATACTAGAGGAGTGTGCCATGGAAAACACTAATGTTGAATTTAATAAGCTTGACTCTACAGAAGATATTGTAGAAGCACCAGCAGAGGCTGTAGAAGCCCCAGTAGAGGATCTACCAGTAGCTGATAAACCAGAAGTACTAGAAAAAATTGAGACAGTTAAAAAAGCTGATATCCCTTTAGTAAAAGAGTCTAAGCCAAAGAAAACAGAAACAAAGGCCGAGACTCCTAAAGAGGTTGCTGTTTACTCAGAGAGAAATCTATACAAGTATGATCTTGGAGAATTATTGAAGGGATATAGTATCCTTCCAGCTGCTAAGGCAGATAAATGGGTAGCATCAACCAAAAAGGTTAGAATTGCTACACCAGAGGAAGTTGCTAGATACTATAACGCATAATGATTGTTACTAGAAAACCACCATATCCATTATATGTAACGTATACCGTTCCTGGCCCAGCAACATATGCAGTAGTAATTGAAGACTTAAAAGATAATGTTGTATCTGAGCAATATATTGATTTAGTAATTGGAAATGACTTAACGTGTCCTATACCATTAGAATTGTCAAAGTATGATGAAACTTACTCTTTGTCAATTTACCATTTGGGAGACTATAGCATTGATGATCCAGTTCCGCCGACTTACGAATATTATGATATTGTAGTTGAAGACAATTTAACTATTGAACGAACATATGTTGATCCTGCTACACTAGGAACTACTGCATCAGAGATTGCACAATATGCACAGTATGAGTCTCTTGCTAGAGCAATTATTGATGCACAAACTGGAGGGTTTTATCTTCAGGCAAAGTATGTTGAAGAGGTAGGACAGGGAACAGACTATTTCCCACTTTGGAATAGAACATATAAGATTCTTAAGGCATATGAGAATGGAGAGTTAGTCTATGACTCTTCTCTTGCAGTTCCAGCTTTGGGTGATTGGAACTATCTTATTACAAAAGATAAGACAGCAATTACTAAAGATCCAGTAACAGAGATGGGTGCTTTTAATAGATCAGAACAAAAGCCACCAACATTTCCATTGGCTGCTTCAGACTCTATATCATTATACGAGACAGATGACAGTGGCAATGTATTTACTATTCAACCAGGAACACTCTTCCCACAAGGAGTAGACTATATCTTCAAATTAGAGCAGGGATATAAGGTTGTTCCCGTAGACATTCAAGATGCAACACTTATGCTTATCGAAGATATCAAGTGTGGAAAACTAGATTATTATAAGAGATACGTTACATCTTATAGCACAGACCAATTTAGACTTCAGTTTGATAAATCAATGCTTAATGGTACAGGAAATATTCTTGTAGACAAGATCATCGACAAATACATAACAGACTATAAGCGTCCAGGAGTACTATGATTAACTGTGAGGTAGCAGATTTTATCTACCCGCTATATGCAGATATTTATTATCCTATAATCTCTCAGGGTGCTTATGGTGAAATTAAAAAGTCTTGGATATTTGACAGAACAGTTGTGTGTAATGCAGCTATTCCTAGTGGCGCAGGAAAAGAAGAGATCAAACCAGAAGTATTTCTTCAGTATGAAAACAAATTGGTTGCAAGAACAAAGTCAGATTTAAGAGTTTCATCAAATGCCGCAAGTGACGCTGTAACAAATATCCTTATTACAAATATCAGAAGTGCACACGGAGAATTAATTTATAAAGAGACTGCTGGTTCTAGAGCAGGCAAAGGAACAATTTATGAAGTAGCTACACTAGAGCCATTCTTAGGACCGTTTAATAACATAGAATATTACAAAATGTTATGGAGACGCACTGAGAATCAAGCAGTAGGTGACTAATGAGAGTCTCGCTAAACACAAAGCAATTAGAAAAACAACTATTCAATATAACAGAGTATTCGTTTGGATTTATTGAAGGTACAAATAGAGGCAAAAAAATATTTCTTGATAACCTTGGCCTAGGAATTATAGATGCTCTTGGTCAGTATATAGATGCCAATGCAAGAATGAACAAAGATGCCCTACACCATGTATACGAATGGTATCAAACAGGAAGTCCAGAAGCTAGATTATTTAATTTAAAATACACAGTTAGTAACCTGGGTTTATCTTTTAACTCAACATTCTCACAATCAAAAAGTATATCGAATAACTCTTATGAGCCATTTTATAATAAAGCAAAGATTATGGAAAATGGTGTACCAATTAAAATTAATCCTAGTGCTAATGGAGTTCTTGCATTTGAAGAAAATGGTCAAATGATTTATACAAAGCGAGGAATTGATATTCAGAATCCAGGTGGCAAGGCCGTTGCTGGTTCATACGAAAGAATCTTTGATCAGTTCTTTGGAAGATACTTTACTCAATCATTTTTAAGAGCATCTGGGCTATATAATTATATTGAAAATCCAACAGTGTATAAAAAGAATTTTGCAGCAGGAGCAAGGCAAGGTCGATCACAAGGTATAAAAACAGGTTATACTTGGATTACTAACGCAAAGATAGGAGTAGATAATGGCTAAAGCACTACATTTACCATACCCACCAAGATGGATCAACGCATACGTGTTTGATAAGCTATCTGAATATGAAGATATCGGGGTAAGTGCTACACAACAAGTCACACCTATTTTTGCTACTAGTCCAACAAATACAGAAGACATTTATAAGCAGGTAGTTGAAGCAACGAATATCTCACAGCCCCTCATCATTCAATATGACAGATTAATGAGATTTAGACCAACCCCATTTTACCCACACAAGAGAGAACAGCTACTATACTACTTGTACAGCACAGATATAAACAATGTAAATAATGCAAATATCGTAATATCACAACTACTAGATAGAGAAGATGCTGCTGCCCAGGATGTAAACGCTTGGGCAGTTAGCAACCCTCAATCCTTCAATGGACAGGAAATACCTTATAACGTATATTTCCATAATATCAAGGTTTATCAGGCAGATGAGGCACGGGATGTGCTTGAGTTGGCATCTGCTAGAACAATTTTTGTTAATAAACTAATTATTGAGTATGACTACCATGCTCAAGATGGCCAAACTTTCAGATAACTAAAAAGGCTGTTATACTTAAACAGAGGAAACACGCCAACAACTTAATACATGCTTTAAAGAAAAAGAGGTGAAAATATGGCATACAGCCGTGGTAATTCAAATAATATCATCGTAGGTGCAGCATCGTTTTTCATTGCTGACACTACTCTTGATGCAGGAACACTTCCAGTGTTTGATGGAGCAGAGTCTTACAGAGATACACTCTCTGATGAACTCGACTTCACAAACGTTGGTTACACAATGAACGGTCTTGAAATTCAGTTCCAACCAGACTTCGGAGAAGTTCAGGTAGATCAGATTCTCGACGTTGCTAAGCTTTTCAAGCAGGGAATGCAGGTTAATCTTGCAACTGCTTTTGCGGAGGCTACACTTGAGAACCTTTTGGTTGCTCTTGCTTATAAGGATACACTCCTTACAGGCAGCAAGTCAACATCTGGTGGTCTTTCACTCGATCTCTCTTCAGGAGAGCTCGGAGAATGTCCAGTAGAACGTGGTATCGTTGCAGTAGGACCAGGAACAGGAGATTGTGCAGCATCAGACAGCATTGAGCGTGTCTACGCAGCATATCGTGCACTCTCAATTGAGAATGTAACTGTCTCTGCAAAGCGTGACGAAGCTTCAATGTTTGAAGTTTCATTCCGTCTACTTCCAGAAGATACTTCAGGTTCATACGGAAAGATCGTTGACCGCACATTTACACCAGGATCATAATTCTGGTTTCAGCAAGGCCCATACTCAAAAGGTATGGGCTTTTGTTGTTTTTATGCTAGAATAGATAAAATGGCTAACGAGATATATAAAACATTTATTATTCATACAATTGATGATGAAGAGATTGAGCTATCCCCATTAAAAATAAAATATATGCGGGAATTCATGGAAGTGTTTAAAGACCTATCTAATACAAGAAGTGATGAAGAAGCTATTAATGTAATCGCAGAATGTGTAAGAGTGGCCATGAAACAGTTTAGGCCAGACCTATCTAAAAATATATCACTAATAGAAGACTCTTTTGACCTAAAAACTCTATATTTAGTTTTAGAACATACAGCTGGAGTTAAGCTTGATGGCCAAGAAGAAGACAAGAAAATAAAAGATCCAGATAAAGATTCCAGCTCTTGGGAAGATCTTGATTTAGTTAAATTAGAAACAGAAGCATTTTTACTTGGACCATGGAAAAATTTTGAAGAGCTTGAGACATCTATTTGTATGGCAGAGCTAATGACAATAATTTCAACAAGCAGAGAGCTAGATTATGAAGAAAAGAAGTTCTTGGCTGCTATGCAGGGGGTAGATCTAGATAAAGAATCTGGCAAAGAAAAGGGTCAGAAAGAATGGGAAGATATGAAGGCTAGAGTATTTAGTGGTGGTACAGCAACTGATAGTAATGACATCCTTGCTCTCCAAGGACAAAATGCAGTAAAGGCTGGCTTTGGTATTGGTATGGGTCTTGAGTACGAAAAGATTTAAAATCACGCTCTCTATGCTATAATTGATTCTAACCTACATAGGAGGAATCAAATGGCAACAACCGTACACGAAGCAAATACTATCGTGCTATTAGATGAAACAGAAATTAAACTTCGTCCACTAAAAATCTCACTTCTTCGTGAGTTTATGGCTGAGTTTGGAAAAATTGATGACGTTGCAGAAGACAACGATAAGTCAATGGATATTTTAATGAAGTGCGTAGAAATTGCTATGAAGCAGTATGCTCCAAAGCTAGACGCATCCAGCTTGGAAGAAATCTTAGATCTTCCAACTGTTTACAAGATTGTTGAAGCAGCATCAGGAGTACAGCTTAATGAAGTTGCATCTCTTATGGGCTCAGCAATTAGATAATAAAATAAAGAGGTGATTGAGTGGCCGACGTAAATGCTAATATAGGCGTACAAATTGATACGTCTGATGCGTTGGCCCAACTCAAATCCCTTCAAAGACAGCTATCTCAGTTTCACACATCAGTAGCTAAGTCTAGTGCAACTGCAGCTGCAGCACAAAAATCATTACAAAAGAACTTAATAGGAAGCATCAATTCTATTGGTGCATTTTCTGCTGAGCTAAGAACAGTTAAAACAAGTGCTGAATCTTTTACTAATTCACTTGAAAAGAACAAGTTCTCAATGCGAGAATACTTCAGATACGCTGGAGCATCTACAAAAACATTCGGTAGACTTTTTACATCTGAACTTGACACAATTAGCAAGGTAGCTGAAGATCGTGTTAAGAAACTTCAGACACAATATATAAAGCTTGGTCGTGATAGTCAAGGAGCAATGAAGGCTATTGCCATCATGCCAAATCAATTAGATTTTTCTAAGACATCCACACAGCTACAGATTGCTGCACAGAAGCAAGCAATATTTAATCAACTTTTAAAACAAGGTTCTACAAACCTTCTTAACTTCGGTAAAAACACTCAATGGGCTGGTCGCCAGCTTATGGTTGGTTTTACAATCCCACTTGGCATTTTAGGTATGAGAGCTTCTCAAACCTTCATGGATATGGAGAAGGCTGCTCTTAAGTTTAAGAAAGTTTATGGTGATCTTCTTACATCTCCAGAAGAAACAAAGGCAGCCCTAGATGGAATTACTGAGCTTGGCAAACAATATACCAAGTATGGAGTTGCAGTAGCAGATACAGTTGCTCTTTCTGCAGAAGCAGCTGCAGCAGGTTTCCAAGGACTAGATCTACAAAGACAGACTGCACAAGCAACAAGACTTTCAGTACTTGGTCAGATTGAAGCACAGCAAGCTCTTGAGACAACGATTGCACTTCAAAACTCATTTAAAATGTCTTCAGAAGATTTAGCGGCATCGATTGACTTCCTTAACGCAGTAGAAAACCAGACAGTTACATCTCTTGATGATATTACAATTGCTATTCCAAAGGTAGCACCAGTAATTCAGCAATTGGGTGGAGACGTAAAAGACTTAGCCTTCTTCCTTACAGCAATGAAGGAAGGTGGAATTAATGCATCAGAAGGTGCAAACGCACTCAAATCAGGACTTGCAGCAATTATTAATCCAACCACTAAAGCAAAAGCAATGCTTTCAGAGCTGGGTATTAATCTTACAGGCATCGTTGAATCAAACAAAGGTGATATTAAATCAACAGTTGTTGACTTTGCCAAAGCATTAGATACACTAGATCCACTAACTAGAGCACGAGCAATTGAGCAATTATTTGGAAAGTTCCAGTTTGCAAGACTTTCTACATTATTCCAAAACGTAACAAAAGATGGAACACAGGCAAGTAGAGTTCTTAGCTTAGCAGGAAGTTCTATTGAAGAGCTTGCTGGATTGGCAGAAAAAGAACTTGGAATGACTGCTGCTTCACCAATGAATCAGTTTAAGAAAGCTGTAGAAGATTTAAAACTAGCTCTTGTTCCAGTAGGTGAGGTATTTCTTAAAACTGTAACACCTATTGTTGAATTCTTTGGAAATCTTCTTAGCAAGTTTGCTGGTCTTTCTGATAATACTAAAAAAGTTATTACAATCATAACTGTTGCATTAGCTGGTGTTGGTCCAGTTCTTCTTATGACATTTGGTTTGCTTGCTAACGGTGTTGCCAATATTATTAAACTATTTGCAACATTGCGTAATGGTTATTTAAGATTAACTGGGCAGTCACAAATGCTTGGGGAACAAACCCAATATATGACAACAGAACAGTTAGAGGCAGCAGCCGCTGCCCACTCACTTAATCAATCACATGCAAATCTTAAGCAAACATTCGATGTTGAAAAAGCATCATTAGATCGACTTATCGCTTCATATCAAAGTGCAGCTAGAGCATCAGCAGCATTTGCTGCGTCTAATCCAGGAGCAATGCTTCCAATTCCTGGTGGTAGAAGGCCAAAGAAATTTGCTGTAGGTAAGCCATATGTTGTTGGTGGTAGTGGAAATAAAGATTCAGAACCAGCTATGCTTGCTCCAGGTGAAACAGTTATTCCTGCTAAGATGTCTAAGAAATATGGAGCATTAATAAATGGAATGATTGCTGGAAATATTCCAGGATATGAATTTGGTAAAGGATTCAAGAATGCAACTATGTATTTACCAGAATCTTGGAATACATTAATGGGTGGTGCTGGTAAGGGAGTCCCTACATCACAGGCAAGTAGTTATATTTCTGAGGGAGGGTCATCTGTCATGGCACCTCTTATGGCTGTAATGGCAAAGCAAATGGGGGTAAGCTTAAATAGTCCACAATTCCAGGAAGAATGGAACAAGGTTGGATCCCAATTTGCTGCATCAGCAGCAGAGGCATTAAACAATTCTGGAAAAGAATTTATTAAAGATGAAGATCTTGAAGAAATTGTTGTTCCAGCATTAAAGAAAACTGCCAAAGATCTTAATATAGCTGGAAGAGAAGTCTCAACATCACTTGACAAAGCTGTTTCTGAAATACATACCGTTGGACAAGTTGGAACTCAAAGTGGCGCTAAGGGTGGCTCTGGAAGAACTGCCTTAAGTAGATTTTCCTATAGAAATGTTAGATCAGCAGCTCAAGAATTTGCTATAGCACGTAAACCAGAAATGTTTGCTAGAAATCAAAGATTAAGCTCTAGTGGCAAAATTAAAAACACTTTTCAAACACTTAACCCAGTTACTAAACAATGGGAAGTCGCAACAATGGCACATATCACTAAGTCTATTACAACAACTGTTAAAGATTTAATTACTAAGACTACACCATATCTAGGCGATATGGGTGCAAAAATTACAAAAGCTACTGCAAAGTCAATGAGCGACGGAGCAAAGGAAGCTTTAAAGGTTAACTCTGAATCAAAAGTAACACATAAAATTGGAGTTGAAGCAGGTAATGGAGTTGCCAATGGAATTAAAGAATCAGTTCCAAAAGCAAAAGTAGCAGGTAAGCAAGTTGGAGATGCAGCAGTTGCAGGGGTCACACAATCATCAATGGCAGCAGCTTCAAGACAAGCACTTTATGGCGGGGGACCAATTGATGCTAAAGCAAAATCAATTAGAAGACAAGAACAACTAAAAGCAAAAAGAAATGTTGCAGCTCCAGTAGCAGCAGCCATGCCAGGAATTGGTTCAAGATTAAAGTCAGTTGGTGGAAGAATTGGTGGTGCAATAGGTGGTGGCCGTGGAATGGGAGTATCTTCTGGTGTTATGATGGCTTCTCAATTTTTACCAGGTAAAGCTGGACAAATTGCTGGACAAGCATCAGGAGCAGCTTTTGCACTTCAAGGATTACAAATGCTTCCAGGACCACTTAAGTTAGTTGCTGTTGGAGCTCTAGCTGTAGCTGGAGGAATGAAGTTAATGAATAGCATACAAGAAAAGAATCGTCAAAAGATGGAAGCTTTTGGAGATGCTATTAAAAATACTACAGAGCAAACTGATTTCTTAGCAAATAAGTTTGGATTTGTACCAACAAAGAATGCACTACAAAGATTTGATAATTCCAAGGTAGTGTCAGCAAAACAAAGAACAGAGCTAGAATCTCTTAAGAGTGATCCAGAATTTAAAAAGGCCTATAGTAAGTCTATATCTGGAATAAGCAAGCTTGGCGATAAAGAGGCAGCATCAGCCCTTAAGTTTAAGAGTGCAGACTTACTTTCACAAGGTCTTCCAGCAGAAACAGTAGCAAATATTATGACTGCCATTCAAGAAGAGGCTGGAAAAGCTGACCTTAAGATTGACTTTAAAGCAATAAAATTTGATGAAAAGGGATTAAATTCGCTTGCTTCAGAAGTAGACATTATGTCTAAAAAAGCAGGTCAAAAAATTAATAAGGCCTTCAGTCAATATGAAGGAATGTTTGAAGATAAAGTAGGAGCAGCAAGAAGTGATGTGTTTACAGATGATGCTGTTATGCAAAAATATGAAAAAGAAGTTAAGCAGGTTGCAGAATCTGTGGCTTCATTCTCTAATACACTAGCTAATTTAGCCGCAAACGGAAAGATTAGTGGCGAACAGCTTAAAAAATCTATCTCTACAATGTTCACAGCACTCGGTAAAAATGTAAAATCAACCTCTGGACAAATGCTAATCTTTAGAACAGCTATGACTTCAATTAATAAAAAATTAGGAGAGTCTGTAGAAGGCATTAAAACAACTGCTGATGCTCAAGCTATCTTGGCAGCTGCTACTGCAGGGGTAAGTCAGAAATATATTTTAGCCGCAGTCGCTGCTATGACATATTCATCTGCTTTAGATGCAGTAGCAGCCGAAAGAAGAAGCAAAGGGCTAGTTGGATTTGAGTCTGCCGATGCCGCTGCAAAGGCTGGATTTGCAAAGAATGAAGCAGTAGATGCAAGACTAGAATTAGAAAAGTTGACAACAGAGGCTTTAAAGGCTGCAGAGATTCTTAATAAGGTATTTGCTCCCAAAACTGGAACTGGTGGCGGAGGAACAACTGATCCAAAGTGGACACTTGCTGGACAATTAAAAGAAGATATTAAAGCACTAGAAAATCAAAATAACGCTTTTAATAAATTAACTGGAGCTGGAATATCTGCACAAGATGCACTTGAACTTGTAGGTAATGAGCAAATAGCTGCAGCGTTAGCAGCAAAAGATGGACTGACTCCAGCCATTCAAGATCAAATTGAAAAGTTTTTAGAGTTAAAAAAGGCTGCTGAAGATTTAGCAGACTCTCTTGCTCCTTATGGAGAAAAGGTTAAGTCTGTACTTGCTAAACAACAAGCAATGTTTGACTTAGAAGAAGAGATGGCTAGATCAAAGTACGCAGATAAAATATCTGAAGAAAATGAAAAACTAGCAGAAAAGGAATATGCATTAGAGTTAGTTAATCGCAAGATTAAAGCACAAGAAGAGGCAATGGCTGCTCTCGTTGATCCAAAGCAAAATCGTATTGATGATATTTCATATCAGCTAGAAGGCATTTCATTTAAAGAAGATGAGATTAATGAAAAATATGATAGACAGTCAAAACTTCTTTCAACAATAACCAAGATGAATCAAGACTTGTTTAGCATTCAAAAAAAGCGCATGTCTCTTGCCGATGCCCTATCCTCTGGAGATATTTCAGCTGCAGCATCAATAATCATGGATATGAGAGCAGAGGAGGCATCTATTCAGGCATCTTCTCAGCAAGAAGTTCTTGATGCAGCTAGACAACAGGAGTTAGATGCACTTGGAAGAGTTGCTCTTGAAAAAGAGAGTAAAAAACTTCAATATGAAATTTTAACAATTCAAAGAAGTCAATCAAAAGTTCTTGAAGAGCAAGCAAAAGCAATTCAAAAAAATATTGATGATATACAGAATAGCTTATCTGATTATCAGAATAAAATTTCTAAGGATATATCCGATATTAATGATAAGCTAACAGCAAAATTTAAAAGATCAAAGTCTGAAATTGAAAGCGCCATGAAGATGATCGATCTTGCTAATGCTGCTGGATTTGATATTAATAGTGAAACACTAATTACAAATATTCTTAATGGAGCACTTGATACAGCAGAACAAATTAAAAAAGTTTTGGCTGAAGCAGCTGGAATTAAGTTGCCAACTCCAGGCGGTGGGACAGGTGATACAGGCGGAGGTGGCGGTGGCGGTGGCACAGGCGATACAGGTGGCATGGGCGATGCTGGAACATACGATGGACAGAGAAGATACATTGGGTCTGAACTTCTAATATGGAATGGAAAAGCTTGGGTAACTGCAGCTAAATATGATGCAGATAAGAAAGCAAAAGAGGCAGAACCAAAAGATGGAGATAGACGATATATTGGATCGCAGCTTCTTGTATGGAACGGCACTACGTGGGTAACACCTGAGAAATATGATGCAGATAAAAAGGCAGCAGATCCTCGTAACGCTCCTGGTTCTAATGCAGATGCACCAAAAGTTCCTGCACCAACAGGTCCAAGTAAGGATCCAGATGCAACTCCAGAAGAAACAGCTCGTGAAAGAGGCAATGTCAGCGGAGGTGTGTCAGCAACTGTTATTGATGTTGGTACTATTGTAGATCCATTCCCAGACCTTGGTAAAGCTATTGCAGATTCTGGAGGCCTACAACTTCCAGGTCTAGCAGCTTTTACTGATAACTTTATGGCAGATTTGGAAGCATCTTTAAAGTCTTTGGGCTTTATGTCAAAGGGTGGAATGGTTCCTAAATATTTTGCAAAGGGTGGATTTAATCGTGGTACAGATACAGTTCCAGCAATGCTTACTCCTGGAGAATTTGTTGTTAATAGAAGAGCAGCAGCAGGTCTTGGAATAAATAATCTTAATGCAATAAATAATGGTCAATTACCATCTGGCTCAGTGTATAATTATAAAGTAGATGTCACACTTAATGGTTCTGACATGAATCCAAACGATGTTGCCAATGCTGTTCTTACAAAGATTAAGCAACTTGAGTCACGCAACATCAGAAGGCAGGGTATTTAATGGCTTCCACAGCATATATGGCAGGCAGAAAGAAATGGTTCAGACCACAAGCAATGCTATGGTCAGATACCCCTGCTGCCATTGTTGAAGGAAAATATATACCCGCAGGTATTGAAGAATACTCAGACTTGTCTCTAATCCAATCATCAAATAGATTTTTAATATTATCAGACCATAATAGATCTGACATTTCTATCAATCCAGAAAGAATTGAAAATAGCAAAAGAATGGTTAATGGCACAATGAGGTCATACCACACAGCAGATAAACTTAAGCTATCAACATCTTGGAGTCTATTGCCATCTAGAGCATTTGACTTAAGGGCAGACTTTAATCAGGAAACTGGATTATCAGATATAACTGGACAAAACAGACAATATACTGTGGATGGAGGAGCCGGAGCATCTGAAATAGTTAAATGGTATGAAGATCATGTTGGACCATTTTGGGTATTTCTTTCATATGATAAATACACAAACTTTGGATCTAACGATGCAGCTCACGGACATTTAGCGGAATACTCAGAAGCAGTATTAATGAAAATATCTAATATTGACTATAGTATTATTAAGAGAAGCGGATCAAGCGCTACATTTGGTGGACACGATCTTTGGAATATAAGCGTATCGCTGGAAGAGGTGTAACATGTTTCAGAACGAAACATTAAAAAATCACCTAGAAACTTCATTTACTGTCAAGTCTCAATCTTCTGTAATTGCAGAATGGAATATGAATATTCCAGGGAATGTGCAAAAGCTAGGTAATTATAGATATAGAAGAGATTCAGCAAGTTATAGCGTATTGCCAAATATTTTTGATGTTACAGACATGGGTAATTTTTATACAGGTGCAACTGATTCAGATGTAACTATTGAGTTGGGCTTTGAAGAAAATGAAGGCATAGTTACACCATCTCTTTTTACATCTATAAAAAATAAAGAAAAGTTATATTATTCACTTGAAGATTGCATAAAACCATTTAGACCAAGATCAGGAATTAATAAAGCATCATTTTTCAACACTAGATATTTTGCTAATGCAGATAAAGACATGTTCCGCCGTCCTAGATACTATATGCCACATAGAGACGATGAGTTTAAGTATTGGAGATCATACCGTACAGAATCATATGATTATCCAGCAGGACTTGTTTCTACAACTAGACCAAATGCTGAATATGGAATTTCTAAGCCAAATTCTGGTGGGTATTTTTTTATTGATGATGCTGTTCCTTTTGTTGTATATAAGGAAAGTGTTCCAGCAAATAGAATTGTCGTTAAGGTACAAACAAACATAGGATCAGTAGATTCTGGATCTTTTGCAACATCTAATTCACAGGTGTCTGCTGACCCATTCTTTGGGGATAATAATAAGACAACCCCAGTAATCTTTGATGTTCAGTACCTTGGAGAAGATAATAATTGGGTAAATGCTATTTCTTTTGATAAAGAATCAGTTAGAAGCGATGGAAGTCCTATATTTTCACATGATGGACACCTAAGCCTAAGCTATGGTTTAAAGGTTCCTGAAGACTATAGAGACACCTTTATTATGGTTGGTACAGTAAGTGACTACTCTATGCTCCCAGCCTCTGGTAGCGTGGGTGAGGCCTTTATGGTGATACCTTCTGTAGAAGCCAAAGGATTTCTTTATATATATGATGGATCAGAATTTGTTTTATACCCAACAGATTATGTCTGGGATATTAGTTCAGACTCTGTAGACCAAACCACTCCATTTGTTACAGATGTAACTAATCCACCAAACTTTGAAGTTGGCCAAACAAACAAAATATTTAGAGAGTTTGTATATCTAAAAGGATTAAGAGTTGTTGTCAAATCAATGAACAGGGCAAATATTCCTTTTGAGCTTATTGAGATTTCTCCTAGACTAGAAGTTGACTTTTCTGCAAATACAGATCGTTTTGAAATTTCAAAATCGTTATCGGATCTCACATCAACTGCAATTCCTGTGGGACAAGTAACAGCGTCAACAGGTTCGGTAGTGTTATTTGATGAATCAGATGCCTTTAATGAGAACAATGTTTGGGATGGATCTTCTGGAAGCATTATTGCAAAGTATTTAACTAATAGTATTAAGTTTAAATTTTCTGAAGTTATCATGGATGTTGATGGAGATACATATACCGTACCAC